TGTTAGAAAAGGAAGCAAAGGCGCTACTGTTAAAGCAGTACAAACTGCCCTGGGCTTAACAGCAGACGGTGACTTTGGTCCTGGTACTGAAGCCGCAGTCATACAATGGCAACGTAGTAAAGGCTTGGTACCAGATGGTATTGTAGGCAGAAGTACACTTGCCGCAATGGGAATAAAATAATGAGAAATTGGATTAAATCAAGAATAGGCGAACGTACTACCTGGGACGGTGGCGTAATGATTGCTATGGGACTAATTGCATTTTTTGCAACTGGTTTTATTAAAATTGCCGCAGTAGCCGCTATAGCATACGGCGCTTGGACAATATGGAAAGCTGAATAATTGTTTAGTAGACAATGTAAATTACATTTAGAAACAGTTGGTGAGACACGCTGGCAACATTTTAAACATGCTTGCTGGGTGTCTTGGCAACTAGAGAAAGCCGCATACGCATGTTTTATTCATGCGTTTGCTCCACGCTGGTTTACAACATACGCCAGTGACAAATGCAAAGAAGTATTAGAAAGTAGAAACAAGTAATGTGGGAAATGATCGAACGTATGGCAACTGATAGGTTGTGGATTTATACAGCTCTAGCTGGTAGTATCGGAGGTGCAATTTTTATTGCATACATAAGCACTACAAGGATTGGGTTATGGTTTTATGCACAAGTAGATCGTATACTAGATTACCTTGTTAATCGTTGGGGTCTTACTTGGTTAGAACAACCAGAAGATGCTTGGCGTAAACGCTATCCAAAAATAACAGCAAAAATTGACGAACTAGAAAAACGTATAAAGCAGTTAGAGAAGTGACACGGTGGCAACGTTTTAAGAAATGGTTTAATATTGATCACATAGTTGACCTAGCTGTTGACTTAGCACTCATACTATTTGACGTAATCACATCACCTATACTAATTGTTATGCGTTTATTACGTTGGACAGTTGGTAAATTTATGTTAGACGGTGTAAAAAATAAAATAAAAAGATTGGTATATTGGCTAAAAGCAAAACCTTGGTGGGTTAGTATTATAGTCATACCAATTGGTATTGTTGTTACATTTTATGTTCTAGTGTTTGTTTGGTTAACACTAGAGATGTTTGATCCAGAAATTTGGAAAGAAGACAATATTACCATTGACAATCCACAATAACTACTATATTATATAAAGAATACAAGCCAAAGGAGGTATTCATGCCTGTACGAAGTTTTAATGATTCGGAAATTAAAAAGTTAAAGCAATTGATGTCTGAAGGTATTCAGGTCACAGGAGAGGTAGAAACTCTCAGAGAAGGTCTCAAAGACACAGTAAAAGCTATTGCAGAAGAAATGGACATGAAGCCAGCTTCGCTTAACAAAGCAATTCGTATTGCATACAAAAACGAATTTGCAAATGTTCAAGATAGCTTCAGTCAAGTTGAAGAAATTTTACAAGCAACAGGACGAGATGTTTAATGCTGGATTTGCCAGTGATTGAAGTACAACATTACACGGACAAACTATTTAGAATTAGAACAGAACGACCTCGCAGTTATAGATTTACTGCGGGGGAGTTTGTTATGATTGGTTTAGATGATGCACCTAGTAGAGCATACAGCATTACTAGTGGACCATACGACGACTATTTAGAGTTTTACAGTATTAAAGTACAAGACGGACCGCTTACAAGTAAACTACAACATGTAAAAGTAGGCGATACTATCCGTATAGGTGAAAAGCCAACAGGTACACTAATACTTGCTAATTTAGAACTAGGCGGACATTTAGTAATGATGGCCAGTGGCACAGGCATTGCACCGTTTATCAGCTTGTTGCGTGAACCAGAAACATATGATCTATTTGATAATATCACTGTCACTTGGACTACTAGACTACATGCAGAACAAGACTGCTATAGAGACTTCTTAAATGAGATGCCAATTGAATATATCAGCACAGTAACACAAGAGCCAGCTGAACTACAAGGACGTATCCAAAAGTTTATGGAAGATGGCACTGTAAAGATTGACAATCCTGCAGAACAACGTATAATGTTATGTGGAAGTGTAGCATTTAACAATGATCTCAAAAATCACTTTAACGAATTAGGTTTTAATGAAGGTAATAAAAAGACACAAGGTACGTTTGTGCAAGAAAGGGCTTTTGTAGGCTAATGTATGTAGACGCACTAATCGACAGAGATAAAGATATTATACACGTGGTTGAACGTGTAAATGGAAGACGTGAGTTTAGAGAATATCCTGCACGTTATTTGTTTTATTACAAAGATAGCCGTGGTAAGTTTGAAAGCATATTTGGTGATAAACTAGATCGTGTAGTAACTACCAGTGGTAAGCAGTTTAAGAAAGAAAAGAAACTGTATAGCAGTCAAAAGCTATTTGAAAGTGACGTTAATCCTGTATTTAGATGTTTAGCTGACAACTACTTGGGAGCAGATACTCCAAAGCTACAGCAAGCATTTTTCGATATTGAGGTTGACTTTGATCCTGAGAAAGGATTTGCAGATCCTAGTGATCCGTTTAATCCAGTAACAGCAATTAGTGTACATTTAGATTGGCTTGGTAAAACTATATGTTTAGTTAACAAGCCTAGGACACTTACTAAAGCTGATGCACAAACTATTGTGGATAGATTTGAAGATACTATCTTACTAGACACAGAAGATGAAATGTTGGACACATTCTTACAACTGATAGATGATGCAGATGTGATGAGTGGGTGGAACAGTGAAGGCTTTGATATTCCATACTTGGTTAATCGTATTGCAAGAACTATGGGTAAAGAACACACTAGACGTTTTTGCTTGTGGGGGAAGTATCCAAACAAACGAGAGTTCGAACGTTATGGTAAGGCACAAGAAACATTTGATACTGTGGGTAGGCTACACTTAGACTATATGGAACTGTATCGCAAGTATACATACCACGAGATGCATAGTTATAGTTTAGATGCCATTGGCGAATATGAACTTGGTGAACGCAAAACAGAATATCAAGGCACATTAGATCAACTGTACAACAACGATTTTGAAACGTTTATTAGATATTCGAGACAGGATGTTGACTTGTTGGTGCGTATGGATAAAAAGCTACAGTTTATTGACCTAGCAAACGTTATTGCACATGACAATACAGTTTTGGTACAAACAACAATGGGTGCAGTTGCAGTCACAGACCAAGCTATTCTCAACGAAGCACATGGGCGTGGACTTATTTGTCCAGACAAAGTGCATGATAAAACACAAAAACATTATCCACAAACATGTACAGCCGCAGGTGCATATGTTGCAACGCCAAAGAAAGGCTTTCATGAATGGATTGGTAGTATGGACTTGAACAGTCTATATCCAAGTATCTTGCGTAGTTTGAATATGAGTACAGAAACTATTGTTGGTCAAATTAGACACACACTAACTGTGCCAATGCTAGCAGAACATAAATGGGAAGTAGCAAAAGCATGGGAAGGTAAGTTTGCTTGTCCAGAGTATGAAAAAGTTATGGAAAAGAATGATGAAACACTATTATACATCGACTTTGAAAATGGAGAAGAACTGCAAGGCACTGGTGCTGAACTGTATCAGATAATATTTGAAAGTGAACAACCTTGGGTACTGAGCAGTAATGGTACTATACTTGACCAAGCTAAGAAAGGTATTATTCCAGGCTTGTTAGAACGTTGGTATGCTGAACGTAAAGTACTACAAAAGAATATGCGTGAACATCAAAGTGCAGGTGATGTAGAAAAAACTGCATATTGGGACAAGCGACAGCTAGTTAAAAAGATTAACTTGAACAGTTTGTATGGTGCGTTACTTAATCCAGGCAGTAGATTTAATGATCCACGTATGGGACAATCAACAACACTCACAGGTAGGACTATTGCAAGACATATGGGAGCCAAAGTCAATGAATTATTTACAGGAGAATATGACCATGTCGGGTCCGCTATTATATACGGTGACACTGACAGTGTGTATTTTAGTGCTTATCCTATCTTCAAACAACAGATAGAAAGTGGTGAGTTTGCATGGAACAAGGACAAAGTTACAGAACTTTATGAAACTGTTTGTGATCAAGCAAATGAAACATTTCCAGAATACATGGCAAAAGCACACAATGTACTCAACCCAGAGCAAGGAAAAATTATTGCGGCGGCTAGAGAAGTTAGTGCTACTAGTGGAATATACATAACTAAAAAACGTTATGCTATATTGGTGTATGACAATGAAGGTCATAGAGAAGATAAAGATGATAAGCCAGGCAAAATAAAAGCAATGGGCCTGGACCTCAAAAGGTCAGACACACCAGCATTTATGCAAGACTTCTTGAGTGAGTTACTGCTAAAAACACTAACAGGATCTAGGGAAGATGATATAATCGAACGTATTATTGAATTTAGAAGTGAGTTTAGAAATATGCCAGCATGGCTTAAAGGCACACCCAAACGTGTGAACAAACTTACACACTATTTTAACAGTGAATATATAGTTGATCCTAAAACGGGAGACGAGATATACAAAGGTAAAGCAAATATGCCAGGTCATGTTAGGGCGGCTATCAACTACAATAGAATGCGTAGAATGAATGGTGACCGTTATAGTATGGAAATTATGGACGGTATGAAAACTATTGTTTGTAAACTAAAAGCAAACCCAATGGGCTTTACTAGTATTGGTTATCCTACAGA